CTGTTTGGAATACATGATATGCTATTGGTCTTCCGTATTTATTAACTTCCACGCCATTAACAATACTGTTGCCATTCTCGCTTACCGATACGGCTCCGATATTCTCGCCCTCGATAAGCTGTAATGATAATGGTATATCTGCGCCTTCGGAGGTCATATTAACTAGGATTTCCCCGTCATAGACCATTCGGCGCAGAGCCATTTCTTGCAACTCGTAGAACGTAGATATTCCTCGGATATCCGCGTTTTCCTTATCCACCCAGTCCGCCCAAGCTTCCTCAATTTTCTTATTGAGTCTTTCATTCAGCTTTCCTGCGCGGGTCTTAATTTTGCACTGTGGCTTTATTCCGGTACCTACTACATTCCGTAATAATGCCAATACAACACTTTCAGCAAGGTCACTATTAAGTTCTGCTGCACGTGCACGACCTCGAATCAAATCACGTTGGCCTGATGCTACTTGTTCAGCTGTACCAAATACTGGCATCCAGTCGCCACTCAATCGATCTGTTGACGCCGCATCATATCCACGTTCAAGCGAACTACGAAAATATGCTCTACGGGCAGCTCGTTCTGGATTGAAATAAGCTATTACCTTATCAAGTATGTTCATCGTCGCTCCCATGACACGTAGGATGTCGTGCTATTACCTTCCTCATCATCAACGCGAGACATTAACTCACGTTCACGGGCGTATAATGTCGGCAGGTCATGCGTCTTAAATCGCTTACCACCTACAGACATCTCGGCGTATCCATTCGTCTCAATTTCCTCGATTATCGTTCGAATACGCTCCAAGTCTTCTCTTGCGCTCATGGTCTCACCTCCTTCTTAACTAAACCAACCTCGGCTATCTGCATTAAAGTCTTCATCATCCGTATCTTCGTCCCCCTCATCGGTATCCAGATTATATTCGGGTAAGTATTTAACACCTACCGAGTCCGCCACCATGGCGTTGTATACACACGTATCCAACAAGTGATTTGTTGGATGACTGGTTAATGGTTTCCATTGCACTGTAACTGCTCCGGTCTTTACATTTCGGATTTCTTGCTTTTCCTCCGACCGGAGGTGCTCCGAATATTCCTCTGGGCAATCCTTAAATAAATGGATTGTGCCAGGCTCATTAGCCGGACGTACCATACGTGCAAATATAAAGTCCTTCCAGTAATCGGTATTCACTACGTACAGCTTCATACCTCCGATGACGCCCTTCTCGATGCTGCTCATCTTATAAGGCGGAGCTAGAGGACTGTGTGATGAATCACCTTTAACTGGTACGCATACTTCTGGGTACTGCGCACAGTACTGATATACTTCATCTGTTCGGTAGCCACTATCGATACCGGCCCTCACAATCTTACGGGCCTCACCATACTCTGATGGATATTCTCTATCGATGAGTATCTCGGTTAAATCTGCCCAACTACTTGCTTGACCATAATCAACTAAGTAGCTTGATACGCCGTGAGCATAGGCTCTAACCTCCCACCAGAAATGATCTTGCTGCACGTCGACGGATGCAATGAGTAATGGTGCATGCTGTGGCACAACACCGCGAGGAACTTCTGATTGTGTAAACACGAGATTTTGTGTGCTTTTAGTTTTAGCAGATTTCCACGGTTCTGCTAGCCACGAGTTGATAAAGTTCATCAACTCGCTTGGCTTATCCTTTGATTTAACAAACTCACACGCTACATCCCCGAATGTGACCCATGGAGAATAAAGGGATGACAGATGATAGGCTACCGATCGGACGACTCGGACTTGCGAGTCATTCACAGTCCGCCATTCGCCTTGCCGGAGCATATCCATCTTATGCTTATCATCAATACGGTGCTTACAATGTTCGCACTCATAATATGCGGTATCACGTATCATATCCGCATTGCCATGGTGTTCCTCCGGCCATTTTATCTGTTTGAATTTGAGGGTCTGCGACACCCCGCAATGCGGACATGGCACGTAATACTGCTTACGTTCATTTGCGTCCATATATGACTGCCAAATATTGCCACTTTCAATCGTAGGAGTTGATACTCTTACAATCTTCTTATCAACGAATGTCTTGGTACGTTCCTCAGCCAACTTAATCGGATTCGCTTCCTTGCCGGAGAAAGCTGGATACTTATCAATTTCATCAAAGAATAAGTACTTAATTGACCGACTTGATAAGCTGCTTGGTGAGTTCGCCCCAACAAGCACCATGTAGTTCCCATTAACGAAGTCTAACTCCAGCAGCTTACTGCCTTCGTCATATATATTCGCAAGCGGCTCTACACTCCTAATCATCGGTTGTACACGTTTATCACTAGCGAATTTCGCGATAGTGTCTGTTGGATACACCATCATGACTGGTGATGCGGTTTGATGTAACGCATATCCGATCATATTGAGTTCGGCTTCCGTCTTACCTATCTGCGACCCAAAACATAACGAGATGCTTTCAATAAGAGGGTCCGTGAATTTGTCCATAAGTTCCTTGAGATAAGGTGTCCGCGCTGTACGCCATCGTCCAGGTTCAGCAGATATATTAGTCAGTACCCTGTACCTATCCGCCCATTCCGAAACGGTGTATCTTTCAGGTGGCTTGAATGCTTCCAGTTCCTCGGGGAACCAGTCAACCTTTGGTCTTTGCTTTTCCCGCGGCTTTGACTTTCGGCGTGTACTCGCCTTCGCGTGCGTAGCTTTCGAGGTATTCTTCGACAAGGCCATTCACCACCTTTTCTACACGAGCACGTTCCTCGGGATCCGTGAACTCACTTCCGATACGCTTACCTAGTTTGGTAAAGGATGTCTTTAACTCCAATATTCGGTTAGCCCATGCTTGCGCCACATCGGCACGAGGGACATATTCGCCATTTAGCACATCTAGCATTTTCTTTTCGCGCGCAGCCTTTGCTTCCTTATAATCTGCTTCGGCTTCTAACTTACGAGTTGATGCGGATTTGCTTTTAGCGTTATCACCTTTCGCCTGCCCTAAATATACGAGGACTTCTCGGAGATTCCACCAACCTACAGAGGCTTTAGGCATCCCTGCTTTATGATGTCGAGAAATAATTTCCGGAGTGACCCGCAAGAGGTCACATAGTTGAGTGCTGGATACGAGCAGATTGCCCGCAGCATCAAATTTCACTCTGGGTTTTGTGTCCGCCATAGGTGTACTCCTTTCTTAAATCGTCTTTCTACATTCAACAGGAAAATTTTTCTCACAGAGAGAGGACCATCGCGCGGGGGCGACCAGCGGCGGTTTTTGCTCTAGGGAGTACCTTTTCCCAATTTTCCTTTTCTCAATTACAATCGATATTGATAATGTAAATTTGGGCAACAAAAAAGCACCTCAAAGTGGGCGCTCCAATATTATTTCAATACTCCTTTATTCTGTTTAAACTTACCGCGGTCTTTATGAACCTTTGCCGTTTTAGTTTTGATTAAAGAATGTGAGGGCGCATACGATTTACACATATGATCAATATGAATGCCGTTCGCCTTACGCCAACCCTTAACATTGTTTAAGCATCGTCTCTTTTCACAATACACATCAGTCAATCGTATTCACCTCGCCTCCTTAAATTTGCATATAAAAAGACCACCTAACCGTTAGATTAAGTGGTCTTTTCGTTTTAGTGTTCTAGGTTTCACTGTGTCGTTGAGAGATAGAGTATTTGTTTTCCTATTAACTCACACTATCATTATAAATTGTCAAGAATGACATGTCTATGACAGTTTTATGACAATTTTGTATTGAGTCCGATCACGCCCCATAGAAGTACAGATAGTTCTTCTATTCCCCTTGCAATATACCTATGGATAGTACGTACATCCGGCTTTTCAGGGAATGATTCAGCAATCTCTTCTAATGTTTCGCCATCAATATAATAACGTCGCACGCATTCACAATACTTAAATTGTTTCTCACTACATTTCTCAGCATAGATGTCTAGCATGTTATTCACATGTCTCATCATCAATGCTGTTTTTTCTTTACTTTTAACAATGGCATTTACCCTTACTATGCTATTATCATCGAACATATCAGCTAGTAGTTCATTGAGCCATATATCCTCGGCTTGTGTCGAATCCGAGATAGCATTGTCTACATACGACTGCAGCTGACTGTAATGCTTTAATAACTTGATCGTGTTGTGTCGAAGTTTGCGACCGAGTTGAGCATTTTCTTGTTTAGCTAATTCATAGTAAGTTTTGGTTGCCACCTCTGTGGCCAACCTTGTGATTTTCTCAATATCATATTCATTCAAATATGTTGCCCCCTTTACAAGTAATTTTATGTTTTAGTCCGAATTTGTTTTTACCAGTGATAAACAACTAACATTTTAACTTTTAAAAAATATCAACCATATTGTTTTTCCCCTGCGTTGTCCGATTACAGGCTCGCAAGGAAGCAAGGCTTTAATCTTAGAAAACGAGATTTGTTCCTCATTCCATTTGAATACCATTGTCCCATTCTTCTTTAAAACTCTCCAGCATTCAGAGAGGCCTTGCTTAATGTCATCTTTCCATGTTGTATCTAACCTTCCATATTTTAATTTTAAAAATGATTTATTTCCTGCCCTTATTAGATGAGGTGGATCAAATACTACTAGATAAAAACTTTCATCTTCAAAAGGGAGATCTCGAAAATCTGCAATTATATCAGGCTTAACAATTAGCTTTCTACCATCACATAGCATTGTATCTTCAGTTCGATTATCCATGTAAATTGTGTCTGTATTTTCTTTGTTAAACCAAAACATTCTGCTACCACAGCATGTATCTAGTATTTTCATTAGTTATCTTTTATACCCACATTTTTAGCTTTGCAATAAACATCAACATATGTCTCATCATGGTCACCATTGTGTGTTACTTCTACATATTCATCAATACCAGGACCACTTACTAATGCTTTCCAGTTTTGTAATGTTTTACAAAACCATACAACATACATGAATTCTAATTCTTCAAATTCATGTCCCATTTCTAATAGCACTGTGCGAGCGGCTTCAATCGCTTTTACTTGTAAGTTACTCATTTATTTATCTCCTTAATTCTTAAAATTATAAAAATATTCCCATATTTTCTGTAATGTGTAAGATTACGTAGTCTTCATCATCCTGAATAATCTCATCAGCCATAGTGCCGATGAACTTTCGATTATCGTTTTCTAGAACTCCAGCAGCTTGTAGCCCATCAAGAATAAACTTCTTAGCAAATGCTACATTGTCAGGGTCATGCCTAGTTGAAGAGTGCCATTCAAACAGTAGGTCTACCTTACCATTAACTGGTTGTATCTGCTGAGACAAGCATTGCTCTTTAACCTGCTCAGTGCACTTCTTTTTCATAGCAGCTGCAGCTATAGTCGAGCCACGTTCACAGTCAATATACTCATTCAGTGTTGGGAACCGGTCATGGGTTTTCTTCCGAAATCTAAACTGACATCGTAATATGATTCTCATCGGTGTGACTCTCCATTGAATATAGCCACAGCATATTCACCGCGTAGGCGGTCATACACCCGTTGACTATAATTCTTTTCAGTCCAGGCATCACTATAATTCGTCGTAAGAATGATAGGCTTCATCCGGTTGTAGCGATCAATAATGATGCTTTCAACCTTAGATGGTACCCAATCAGACTTGGAATACTCCGCACCAAAATCATCGAGCAATAAGAGAGGGATATTCCGCAGTTTTTGCTCAAATCTTAGATAAGCTACATTGTCGCCTTTAGATAAAGTAAGCATGGTGTCTAATAAATTAGGCATTGAAATCATTAGACACCCTTCACCTAACTCCATAGCCTGTTTTAGGATACTTACCGCAATCGATGTCTTGCCGGTACCAGCTGGGCCCCTTAATATGAGGCCCTTACCGGAATCAAGATTAGCTTTCAGATTATCAGAGTACTTCTTAACCACGTCATAAGCTTCAGCGTTTTCTTTTGGAAAGTTACCATTCTTGCGTAACCATTCGAAATTCATATCATAATACCGCTTAGGGATTCCAACTGCAGCATAGGTGGTATTGACGTTTGTTTGGATAACTACTGGTTCATCGTAGACCGGATAAAAGAACTCATTTTTTACCATGGAATCGTTGATATTCTTTTTCCCAGT